CCGTGGCCAGCTTGTCGGCCAACAGCGCGCTCCACTCCGCGTCGGACGCCGCCGGGTCCGCGCCAAACGTCTCGACCAGATACTGCTTGATGCTCTCGTTCATCTGCGAATCCTTTCGCAAGTTGAAGTCAGAAAGTTGAAGTCCTAGCGGCCAGGCGCCGCCGGGCTATCTCGTTGGAACTGTCTCGTTGGAACTGTCTCGTTACCGTGATCTCGTTACAGGCCAAACTCCGCGCAGATGGCCTCCATCTCCGCGTCGTCCAGGGCGCGCTGCCGCAGGTCCAGCGCCGCATGCAGGCGTCGGTTGAAGTCGCGATAGCGCTCGATCGTGTCCAGGTCGCCGGCCAGCACCTCGCGCAAGATGCGCGCCGTTTCGACTAGCCCGGTTTCGGTGAGCCCCGCTCCAGTCACCCCGGTTTCAGTCGTCGGTCCACTCTCCGCCGGGTCGCCTCCCTCCGGCTGATCGGTCGTCGGTTTAGGGAGTTGATCGAGCACGCCTTGCACCAGCCCCAGCGCCTCACGCACAATCGCCTTCGCGGCGCGCGGCACGTCGTCCCGATCGGCGCACTCCCGCAATAGCTCGCAAGCCTGCGTCAGCGCGTCCTCGTTCTTGCGGCTGAGGGTCCGCCCCGCCTTCATGGCAGGGCCACTGGCGGGAGGTGAGCCATCGGCGGGAGGTGGAGCGGCGGGAGACTCCGCTCCAGAAGGCGCTCCCGCAGCGAGGGAACAGCGGCAAGCCGCCTCACCCGGCGCGGCTTCCTTGCCGCCTTCGGGCTGGGCTGTTTCACGAAGCGCATCCCCCGTCCTGGGATCCGCGTCCTTCGCTGGGCTTGCCGTGACTGGGCTGGCCGTGACTGGGCTGGCCGTGACTGGGCTGGCCGTGACTGGGCTGGCTGGCAAATCTTTCGCTGAGCTGGCCACTGGGATGCTCTCATCCGAGAAACTCATTCCGCGCGCATGCCGCTTGCGCTGCTCGAAAAAGCGCTTCGCCCAGCGTTTGACCGCCGGATGATGAAGCTTCGAGCGCGAGAATTGCGTGATGGTCGCGTCGGTGTTCGACGGCACCGACACCAGGCTCGCTTCCATGACCTCGAACCGATGCACCAGGAAGCCGACGAACTCCTGCTCGCCGCCGGCCCCCTTGCGGAACATCGGCTCATATTCCAACGGTCGAAAACCGTGCGAGATGCGCAGCGCGCCGAACTCGACCAACAGCGCCGCGTCGCGCCCCAAGGTCGTGTCGGCGATCGCAAAGCGGCCGTCCACGAACGTCGCCTCGTGCCGCGTCACCTCCAGCAGCTTGCCGATCGGCTCCAGCGGCACATGCTGCCATAGCAGCGGCATCCGCGGGTCGATGATCGCCCCCTGTGACTCCAGCACGTCGCCGTCTCGATCCTGCCGCGTGGAAGTGATGCGGCACTCGAACTCCATAATCGAGCGCGGATCGGAGAGCAGCATGCCCCCCGCCAGCGATTTGAACTCGCCGGCCCGCATCGCGGGATCGCAGTACACCAGCCGCTGCTCCGCCTCCTTCAAGGCGGCGCCCCACTGATCCGGGCTGGCCAGCCGGAAGGCGCGCTCCGGGCAGACTCCGCCCGTCAGGCACCCCTCCAGACTGCGCAGGTAGCTCGCCGCGACGCCGATGCCATAACGATCGGCGCCGCGGGCAAAACGCAGCGAACCGTCCTTGACTAGCGAAAGTAGGTCTTGCTCGTTCACCAGCATCCCGCTCGCTCCGGGGTGGGGGGAAGGTTGCCGCTCCAGGCAGCGCAGCACTCAAGCCGGCGGCGCGCCGGCAGCCACTAGGCCGCCGAGCAGTACGCCACCTCCACCGCGCCGAACGTGCCGGCGGCCGTGCCGTTGTCGCTCTCGACGATCAACGGCTGTTCCAGCCGCTCCGCGCTGACCACGCCGCTTTCGCTGGCAAAGGTCGTCTGGGCCGAGACCGGCGGTTTGAAGGTGGGATGCTTGTCGGCGTTCACGCCATAGAACCAGACCCGCGCGCCGGCGGAAAACCCGCCCGCCGGGACGTTGGCGGTGAGCGTGACGGCCAAGGTCGCCACCGACGACACCACGCCATAATGCAGCGTGCCGTCGGGCTTCTCGATCACCACCTTGTCGTTCGCCGCGATGCCGCCGGCCACGGTCCCCGCCCCCGGATCGGCCGTGAGATTGACCACCGCCTGCGAAGCGGCGGCCGCCGCCGACAGGGTGGTTTGGCCCAGCGGACGCAACACCGTCACGGTGTGCGCGGTGCCGCCGCTGCTGTAGCTCAGCAAGGTCAACACGGCGCGCAGCCCCTTGCGAACCGGCGTTAGGGCGCGAATCACCGTCCCCGCGGTTTCCGTCTCGCCGCCAGTGCTCCAGGTGCTCTTAATGGGCAAACTCATCGTCTGAGTCTCCTTGCTGTTTGAAGGGCGCTATTTGCAGGGCGCCGGGCTTGATTTCACAAAAAAAGCCTGGACTCGCAGCGTCTCTGCGAGCCAGGCTGGGTGCGCTCTGGCGAGTGGTAGGTTTGGGTTGTATCGGGCTGGGCGTTGGACTGGCGCGACGCGCGCTTATTTGAACTTGCTGCCGTCGATGATTTCGAGGCCCCCGCGAGTCACGCGCCCATCATTCAGGGCGACCGTGAACGTCAGGCTGCCATGCTCGCGCCGCACAATCTTCTCCAGTAGCCGGCGCTGAAACTGGTCCAGCGCCTCGCTGACGCGCTGCTGATCCTGCCTGAGGGCCGCTTGACGTTCCGTCACCAATCCCGCCGCGCGTTCATCGTGCATGGAAGATACGGACCAGGGCGAGGTTCCGTCAATGTTCCGCTGGTGTTCCGCGAGTGTTCGTGCTGCTCGTGTTCCGTCAGCTGGCGCGGCGCCGGAAGCACCGCGCGCTGCGCGAGTGATAAACGATCCGCGCGATTCCGCCAAGCAGAAGCGCCCCCGCCGCAACCACCCAAAACTCAGCGCAAAAAAAGGGGCCGCCAGGCGGGGCAGGACCTGGCGGCCACAATGTGGACGCCCGAGCGTCAAGGACGCTCAGGCGACAAAAGGGAGTCTGCCAAAATGCGAATCAGCCGTCAAGAATTTTTTATCGTGGGAAACGAACGGAACGAACGAACGGCGCGCCTTGCGCGGTCAGCAGCAGTCTCGTCAGCAGTGGTCGGTCTGGAGCGGGACGTCCCCCTGAAACTCGACCCGCGCGCCGTCCCAATGCACCGCGAACATCTCGCCCCACCGGCCGTCCGCCAACCGCAAGTCGCACTTCTCCGCCTGAAACAGCGCGTCGCCACTGGCCCCAGTGCGCGGCGTCCACGGCCACCAGTCCCTCGTACAGCAGCGTCCGCTCGTAGGTGAACGGATCGACGGCGAAGATTTGGCCTGTCACCATCTCAAACGGGATCGAAACCATGGCGGATCGCCGTGGGCCTTCCAGGTTAGATTACTCTGCGCTTGATTCGTCAGCGCCAGATTCGTCAGCGCCTAATTCACCGGCCGGCGCGCCGGGCGTCCGCACCAAATCGATCGTCAGCGCCGCGCCGATTGTCGTGACGCCGCGCCGATTCACGCCTTCTTGCAGCGTCGCGTCGAGTAGCACTTCCGCGCCGCTGGCGTGCGGAACTTGCGCCCGAAAAACAGGACGCACGGGTTGCCGCCGCGCTGGCGACGGCTCTGGCCGATCGTTTGCCTTCATGCGCCCAGCATAACTTGCTCTCGGCGTACGGCAAGCAACACGGCACGTCGCGGGGCGCGCCGCGCAGGAGACGACCCTTAGCCACCCGGCAGCTTCTTGGTGAGGATCGCGCGCAGTTCGCCCTGCGCCTCGGCCAGCGCGGGGCGCAGGTACGGCCGCGCCGCCATTCGATCCGAGCCGATTTCCAGCGGCACCCCATACTTCAGGTTGGTGCCGATGATCGCGTTCAGGTAGCTCGCATGCACCGTGTAAAAGATGCTGCGCTTTAATAACCCCGTGTCGGCGTGCGGCGGCTCCCCCGGCCGGCTCGGCCAATATCCCACCGATCGCACCCCCAGATCGCGCTTCTTGTTGGCCGGCATCACGCGCGCCTTGCTCACGCGATGGCCGGCCATCTTGCCGCTGGCCGAGAACCCCCAGCCCGAGACGCCGACCTTGACGACCACGCGCCGGCGCAGCTTCTCCGACGCCACCCGCAGCCGCTTCACCATCTCGCGGTGCAGCTTGTCCTGGAGCGGCGCGCCGTCCCACGCGATCGAGCAGAGAGGTTTATTGAACCGCTTTCGGCCCGCCATTGGCTACTCGCGTGCCTGGCCACTCGTCTGATTAAACCGCTTTCGGCCCGCCATTGGCTACGCTCGTGTCTGGCCACTCGCCTGCTTAGTTACTCGTCTGATTCGTCGCTGTCGTCATTCATCACTGTCGTCCGCGAAACTCCCACTGGCGACCGTCGTGCAGCGGCAGCCGCAGCGCTCCTCCGGCGGCAGGCTGTAGTGTCCGGGGTAGGGAGTAGCATAGCCCCCCACGTCAAACTGCTCGCCGGCGCCGATCACCGTCCCCGCCACCGTCGCGTGCGTCTCGCGCACCAGCGGGTCGCCCATGTCGATCCACTGGCTCCCCGCGACCAGGCCCTCCTCGATCAAATCCTGCCGCGCGAAGTAGTGCCCGGCGTTCAAGGCCCCCGTCGTTTCGGTGCGCGCGATCCCCAGCGCGCGGGCGGAGTCGCCCCCCAACTGCGCGACGATGCTGCCAGCGATTTCCCGCAGGCTCGCCCCCTCGTCGAGCTTCGCGGCCAGCAGGTCGCGCAGCCGCCGCCGGCTGGTGCGGTTGATGTCCGCCAGATATGGCTGCCGCAGCGACGTGTCGATTTCGCGGCGGATCGCCGCCAGCACGTCGTCGGGGATTTCAACCAGTCGCTCGGAGTCCTTCGCAACCAAGGGGTGACTCCGCTGGCGCCGGCGCGCGGCGTCTTGCACCGACAGTTCCAGGCTCGCCCCGGTGACGGCCGCCCGCACTAAATGCGGCTGGAGCGCCTGCTTGAGCTGGGCGTGCCACGCCTCGGGATCGAACAGCGCCTTGGCCAGCCAATCGGCGTCGGTGGCGGTCAGCGGTTGATCCTCGCGCTCCGCGGCGAGTTGGTTGAGCCGCGCGCGGATCGACCGGGCCTGCTCATCAAGCAGTTTACCGAGACTGCGACGCAATTCATCCTCGCGCTGGCCATGCAGCTTGAGCCACGCCGTCTCGTACACCTTGCGCGACAGTCCGCCCCACACCCCGCCCCGCAATCCGTCGGACTTGCTCCAGGGCCGGCGCAGCGACTTGCCGGAATCGGTCGTTCCATCGGATGCGCTCTCCTGTGCCGGTTCACCCCCCAGAGCGGGCTCCGGTTGCCACGTTCCCAGCGCGCCCGCCGGCTGAAACACCAGTGAAAACGGCGCGCCCACAATGTCATTGGGGTCAATCTCGGGGTCGAACCCCAAAGCGCCCCGCATCTCCTTGCGACCGATGGCCCCCGTGCGCGACAACAGGTCGATGTTGGCCCGCAGCTCCTCGCCGTCGTCGGTCGTGGCCGGCTCGATCCACACGTACAGGCGTTCGTTCGGGCCGGCGAACTTCGGCCCCAGCCAGCCGGTCAACACCTGGCTCAGCAACTCGATCTTGGGATTCACCGTGCTCTTGCAGAAATGTTTGTCCGCCTCCGCGCTGGCGGCCCGCGAAGCGCTCTCCACCTGCCCGGTGATGATCGGGTTCACTCCAAAGCCCTGCATGATCCGCTCTTTGGTTTGCAGGCCGGAGTTGAGGAAGTCCATTTCCTGCGGCGAGTTCGTGATTTTCTTGATGTCCTGGATGATGGCGTCCAGGATGATCGGCTCGCCGTAGCGCAACAGCCCGCGGTACGAATCGGTGATCGCGGCGGTGAGTTGCTTCCGCTGATCCGCCTCCAGCGCCGGGCGCGCCGTCTGCCCCATGTCGTCGATTTCGCCGGCGATCAAGGCGATGGCCGGAAAAATCCCGTTCTCGAACGCCTTGACCTGCGCGGTCTGAATCGCCCGGTCCGCCTGCACGGCCCGCGACTGCGCCGCCAACGGACCGTAGCCCGCGAGCGGATTCGCCGGGTCCGGGTAGGCGAAGCAAAGCATGCTCGCGCCGTCGATGTCCAGCGGCCGCCCCCCCGGCGCCTGCACCTTGTACCGCGCGAAGAATTGGTTGCCGGCGTCGTCATGGATCGGCGTGACCCAACTGGTGGGCACCGTCCAAATCTGGTCCCGGCCGTCGCGGCGGGTCAACAGCCAGTAGCCGGTCCCGGTCGCCTCCAGGTTCACCACCAGCGAGTACAACAGCGACCACGGGACTTGCAGGTCGTTCGGATCGTCGAACACGTCGAGCAAGGGGTGCGTGTCGAGCAATTCGATCTCGCTCGCCTGCTTGCTGAAGCAACGGGGCATTTTATGCGCCAGGGCGAACGCGCCGCGCCGCCGCAGCCCACGTCCGGCGCCGAGCGCGGGGGCTTTCAGCTTGCGCCCCACGCAGATTTTTTGGCCGGCGATCCGCTGGGCGATGGGGCGGATGGAAGTATAGACCCAATCGACGAACGACCCGAGCTGCGCCGACGCCGACCCGCTTTCGTCGCCGATCCCCAG